TGTGCTACCTCTGCTGGTGTTTCCAGTGTGGGTGTAGATGGCTGGTCTACCTGTTCGACTGCTTGTTCTTCCATTTTTACTCCTTATTTATCATGTTTTTAATATGTAAGAAAACAGCACGTTTTCCCTCTTCAAAGGCAGATGCATTTGCATCTCCAGATATAAATGTGGTACTCATTGCATGGCATCGATTGGCTAAATCATTTAATACTTTTTTGCCATTTTCAGATGTAAATGTCTGGGTGTACATATCTCTAAGCTGTTCAATCTCTTTTTGCCTTCGCTCTTGTGTATAGGGTTCGTTATCGATTGATTGTATTTCTGCCATTATTTACTTACCATTCTAACTGCTTGTGCTGCTTGTGCGGTATCAGCAACATCTTGCGATAATGCTTCACGCTCTTGCATTGCTTGTTGCATTTCCTGACGTTGTTGTCTTGTTGCGTCTACTTCACGTTGAGATTTCAATGTTGTTTTTGGTACACCCAAACTATCGGTAATGTGTCGTACCAATCCATCTGGGTCAATATGGTCTCCCACAGGCAATGCCTGTGCCAATGGCATGAGTATCTCCAATGCCTTCATGGTATTGTTTAGACTGCTTGACTTTTGTGCCATAGCCAATGGCGATACATATTCAATATCAATATCTCTTCCTTGAATAATATCCGGTGCTTGTTGCAGCATGTCGGCTCGTAGCATCAACGCAAACACACGGTCTATTAACGGACGTAACATTTCCTGCATCAGTCTTCCAAGAACAGGACCAATGACTCGCATACGCTCTTCTTGTCTTTGAATCACTTCGGTAGCTGTCATGTTTGGAGAACCGCCAACAAGTATCTGGTCTACATAAAAGGCAGAGCGAATGGCTTGTCTTCTTTGTTCTTCCATACTCAAACCAACATTGGTATTGCTACCTGTGTTCAAAGGCGTAATCGTATCTCGTGTGCCAGAGCGATAAAAGTTTAAACCGCCAGGCTGTGTTCTGACAGGCAACATAAAGCCATCATCAGGCACAAGCAACGGTGGGTCGATTTGTTTTTGCGCTGCTTGGATGATTGTTTTGCTCATTAGATTCAGCATTTTTACATCTGGCAATGCAATCATCGCTGGAGAACGCCCCATAATTTCACCTGTGCTTTTAAGGAATCTGGGTACGATGAACGGCATTTCTTCAAAGCCACCTTCGGACAACACCATTTTTGTTTTATTACATACATACACCGAAGCAAATGGCATATTTATATTATCTCGTTTGGTTATATCTCGTGTCATACGAGGAGTAACAATATGCAATATTTCTACGGACTCTTCTGGGTTTTTCTTAAATACTTTGAGAATATGCTCTCCGACATTCTCTTCACCAAATCTTTGCACTGCTGCTTTGGCAGAGGATTCATACTTTCGATACACGGTATCGACCATACCATGTAAATCTTCTTGTATGTAAAACTCAGAGATATGCCGTGTGGAACAACGAAGCTGATTGTCTTCCCCCATTTCGATAAACATACAGCCTGTACCAAACACAACTAAATCAACATACAATTCATGCACTTCAGTTTCAAAGTTTGATTGATTGAACAATCGCATCATTCGCATAGATGTATCTTGCAACCATTCTCGTACATCATCATCACGATTAATATCGGTATCTTTGACATCCAGATGAAACCAAGGCGATGCACCACTGGTAAGCATACCATGCAGAGACGATGCGAGTAAATCAACGGCTTGCAACGCTGTGCCATCAAATATCTGTTCCATGCGCTTTTCGCCTTTGGAACGTTGTTTTACAATCTCTGCTTTTCTGGGAAGCATAAAGTCAGCAAGTTCTTGGTAATGCGTGTTCCATGTATCACGCTGGTCTTCTACATAATCAAACCGCTTGAGTAATGCTTTTAGCTCTTCATCAACCATTAGCTTATCATCGTCTTGCTTTTAGCAGTATCTTGGTTCAGTAGCCCTGCAACAATGGTAGAACCTCTGCCAACTCGCCCTGCTCGTTGTCTTCTTACCCCTTCTTCAGCAAGCGCTGCCCCTAATTCCATATCTGGTTCTGGTGGAGGAGCAGGTTGTGGCGGTGGTGGTTGTGGTATTATACGAGGCGGTTGGAAAAAACTCATTTACTTTCTCCTTACATGGCAAAAGGATTATATTCATTAACAGCAACGGTTTGGGGTGGTCGTACCATTCTGGTCCTTTGCTCAAGGCCAGTTGCCAAATATCGAAACGCATCGGCTGCATGAGATGTGTAGTCATGTCGTGGATGGTCACGAAACACTTTCTTCTTATCATCCCACTCTTGTCGGTACTGTCGTAACATATCTAAACCATCCTGTGTTTTATCTCTATCAAAAAAACACTTCGGTAGCAACATCCTTGTTGCATTTATACCATCCGCTACTTTCATGCGAGGTACTACCTTGAACCTGATACCCAGCGATAAAGCCGTTTCCAAACGCGATTTACCGGACCCAAGTTCTCTGACTTCGATGTCGTGTGGTGCGAGATGCTCACCGTATACGAAGTCTTTCCGGTTAAGAACTTCCGCATAGTGGTCGAGACCCACTCCACTGTTCTCGTAATAATCAATAATATGTACCGCACCCCCACGATACGTCTGAGCAAACCAAATAGCAGTCGCATCATTCACTCCTAAATCCCAAGCTGTATGTACAGGCATTGAAGGGTCATAGGGTACTTTTGTTACTCTATCACTCTCTTCTGCTTCTGCAATTAACTTTCCATAATAAGCACCAATAATACTGGCTGTAAAGGAACATTCATACTCCTGGTCAAACTGCTCTTCTGTCATTTGCTGTCTAGCAGCTTTCAACTCTTCTTCTTTAACAATGCCACTCTCAGAAGCCTTTACTGTTTTCCAATACCACTTGTCCGAGCCTTCTTCACATTCATTCTTTGCCTGTTGCAGTAAATCAAAAAAATGATTATGACCAGCAGGAGTTCCCAAAAATACAGCTGCCCCCTCTCTGTCAGACAAGGCTGGTCGTACTACCTCCCCCCATACTCTTGGATTCTGCATCCCATATTCATCAAAGATAGCTAAGTCTAAATAAATACCTCTTAGTGCATCTGGATTCTCAGCAGACAATAACATCAGTCTTGCACCGTTGGGAAAATCTACTCTCAACTCAGTTTCATTAAAAGCTACGCTTGGTATCACACTGGCATAATATTTAACATAATCCCACGCAATTCTCTTAGCTTGTGTAAAGGTAGGGGCAATAAAAGCAACCCTTGGTCTGGGCAACGGACAGGTCAAACATTCTTTAATTAAATGATTAACTGCAAAAACAGTCTTGCCAAAACGTCTGTGCATGACTAAAACATTCCAGCGTCTCAGGCTGTTATGCATTTCAGCTTGAGATGCACGAGGTTTATACGGTATCGTTACCTGTGCCATCTGTCATCCAAGCAATGTTAATCTCGGTATCTCCATTCTTCAACTGCATCATGGCTTTTGAAGTATCACCAAACTCTTCTGGATTACACTTAGACTCCAACCATCTACTATGCACACCCATCTCCTTCAAAGCTATTACATCAACCTTAGCCGTACCAACAACAGCCCCAACCAGTAACTTTTCATAATCACTTCTAAACTCAGAAGAATAACTACTCCTAGCTAACTGATATGCTTCCTTCAAATCCTGATTATCATTCAAATACTTGTAAAAGGTAAACCTACTTATACCCATACCCTTACATATACTTGTAACCGTTATCCCATCCGATATCATCTTTAAGATAATATCTTCCTTCTTAGCTAACTTCCTCTTAGGCATAGTTACTCCTGAGTGTGTGTTGGATAGTATTGATTAACACATATATAGAGAGGTAGCGCAGCTTGGGGTGCATAGGTCCGGAACAGACCCCCACTAGGTCTGCAATACAGATTGTGTATGATGTTGTAAGTTCTGTCTGTTTAGAAAAATATAAAACCCTATTCATAAAAAACCTATAATCCAATCCTACAAACAAAAACCTAATAGCTGCATAATCTATATATCTATATTAACTATCATAAAACTTGTTGACACACAATATATATAGCTAATTTATATTAGGTGTTGACAATGTGCAAATGATACATTATCTATTGTAAAATAACTTTACAAAGAAAGGCATAAACAATGATAACATTATTCTTCAAGAAAAAGACAGTTTACGGAAAAGAGTTGTTTTATCCGGATTGCGATGCGACCAGGAACTTAGCTATCTTAGCTGGTCGTAAAACTTTTGATTTAAACAATTTAAAACTTTTACAATCTACTTATTGTTTCGAAGTTCAATTAACCGTTGAACAAATTGCAATATAACAGACGAGGATGCAATACAATGTATAAAGACGTATCAAATTATGACATTGCTACCGATATTTATATGAAAATAATGGCCGCAAAAACTACCGTTAAAAATGGTAAAATTTATTATGACCATAAACAAGAACACATAGATATTTCACAGATAGTAGAATATTTATTTTTTCACAAACTTAATGATAAAACAGAAATTCTTGATGCTCCAAGAAAACGATTTATGTAAAAACAATGAAAGGATTAAAGACAATGAAAAAGGACAGATACCAAATAATAACAGATACAGTGATTGAGCAAATGGAAAACTTGGGCAGTGATTGGTTAAAATCATGGTCAACAAATGCGATGTCAGGCCATCATAACGTTATTAGTAAAAAAGCATATCAAGGAACTAACACTTTTTTGACTGCCATCAGTAGTTTTAAAAATGGTTTTCAGTCTAATCAATGGGGCACCTATAAACAATGGCAATCTAAAGGCTATTCAGTAAAAAAAGGCAGTAAAGGGACTGACATAATATTTTTTGATAAAATCAAAATAGAAGATGCAGAAACAAAAGAAGAAAAGTTTATCCCAATATTAAAAGGATTTTCTATTTTCAATGCAGACCAAATACAAGATTATTGGTCAGGCAGTGCAATTCCTGAAAAGCCAACTTTCAAACATGAACAAACAGAACAACTTGTTACTAATAGTCAGGCAATAATTAAGCACGGCGGTAATCGTGCATTTTATACAAGTGAATCTGATTTTATACAAATGCCCCATAAAACAGATTTTAAAGATATTGACGGTAGCAATGCCATGCAAAATTATTACTCAACATTATTACATGAATTAACGCACTGGACCGGTCACACTTCCAGGCTTGATAGGAAACTAGCTAATAAATACGGTAGCAATGCGTATGCCTTCGAAGAATTAATCGCTGAAGTTGGCAGCGTATTTTTAACCGCTATGTTAGGCATAGAAAAACAACCGCAACCTAACCATGCTAAATATCTTAATGGCTGGTTGGAAGTATTGAAACGAGATAAACGTGCAATGGTTAAAGCTTTTGGATTAGCACAAAAGGCAAGTGATTACATCTTAGCTTATCAGGATAACAATCAATTACAGGCAGCAGAATAGCGTTTATAATTAGACAGGCAGTGTTACGCTGCCTGTCTATGTATAAGTGCTAGTCAGTGCTTAAAACGCCAATAATGGCATATTAAAAAGAAAGGTAAGACAATGACAAAGTTTAATATATTTATAGCAATAATTGTTATGTTGTTAGCAGTAGCCTTGATAGATTTTATAATTATTAATTGGTTATTAGGCTGCAATACATGGGATAAATCGCTGTGGACCGAATACAACAGCTGCTTTAATCCTTTTGATTTGTTCTAATGGCAAGCTATGAAGATGCTAAAAGAGAATACCTGTATTTTGTTAGTGAAGGTATGGGTATTTCTTTTATAGCTAAACTGTTAGATATTCCACGGATACAAATAGACAGTCCATTTAGTGAGAGAGAAGGATTGCTTACAGAAGAATATGTAATTGAAGAAATTAGAAAACTATTAGAGAAAGGCAGCGAATGACAAAAAAACAATTTATGGAAATGAGAGAGAGTATGCAGCTTACTAGGTTACAACTAGCAGAGAAACTACAACTCACCAGACAAACTATATTCAACTATGAGTATGGCAAGTATCCAATACCAAAGTGTGTAGAATATGCAGTTAAATACTTATCTTTGGAACTAAAAAAATAAGGATTGTGCAATCTATATAGATTATGTCTGAAAGATAAGACCCAGATAAATAAGCGTCCTACTTGCCCTTTTGATGGGCAGTAGAACACTTATTTATAGAAAGGATGCGCACAATCTAACTAAACATTTGATATACGCTACAATGAAATTAGTGACTATCATATTTTTTGTTGACACGCAAGGCCCTAGAGAGAAAGGAGCTTTACCCAAGATTCTAGGGTAACAATCGCCACTTCGTTACCCTTATATTTTTTATTAATATCTTTAAGATAGAGAGCGCAGCGTATCGGTTGATGGTCAAACTTAAATATCAATACAGGCTTGTTTTTAGCCGCATCAGCCGCTTTTACTACCTGTTCCCACCATTCCCTGCGGAAAAATCCGTTTGACGATTCTGGACG